TTGCGGCAACGGCATCGCCGCGCCAGCGCCGTCAGTTACGTCAGGATTGACCTCAAGGTACGGCCAGTTCTGCGTGTTAGCCGTCTTCCACTGATGCTCGTATCCCTCAAACTGCCCGCCATAGCCAATAAACGGCGCTTTGGGGGCCAAGGCGAGCATTTCCGCCTCTTGGGATACCCAGTAGTTGTACATGCGCTGCGCGTCTTTAGCGTTACGCACGAGGCCGCTAATGTAGATACGACCTTCAACTTCGTATTCGTTACCGACTACGCGAATGACCGGAATATGCTTACCCGGCCACTCTTGCTCTTCCAGAATCTCGTAGCCGTTGGTCTTGATCCACTTGATCTTGCGAATATCGACTTCGCGGCTGCGAACAGCCTGCAAGCCCATCATTTCCAACTGCTTGGCTTCGGGTGACCCGGCAAACGCCGTTTGGTTCCCCGGATAGAGGTTTAACTTCGCTTTTTCGTAGTAAGCGTAGAAGTATTCCGCGATCCGAACGGAGTTATCCGTAATCCATTGCGCCAGATTCTCGTCACCAGTACCACGCTGCTGGATCGACGAGATTGGCTCGGCGTCAGGAAAATGACGCTCAAACTCCTCACGGGGCATGTCCTCAGTAATGAAACACCACTCGGCATCCGACCCACAGGGGTCTTGGATGTGAGGGTCCATATAGACCGAGAACGAGTTTCGCACACGTCCGATACGAATGTCTTGGTCGAACGTATTGTCGTCGCAGTATTCCGTCAGGATGCGGATATAGCCTTCGCCATACGTCACCTGGTTCTCACAGGCGGTGTCGTAAGCGACATCGGCATCCGAGATGTACTCGATGTGCCGAACGATGCCGTCGAATACCTCGGCTACCTCAATGTCGGCCTGATCATCAACCGGGATGACCTTGCCCGAAGGACGGTTCTGGCGTTGGTCGTTAGTGACCTGACGAACGTGCTGCGGCAGTTTGTTGATGGTCAGGCAGGGACGCGCATTGATCGTTTGACCCTGCACTGCGCCACGGGTAGCCAGCACTTCCTGCGGCCACTGCCAGCGGTTGTCCGGGGAACCTGCCATAAAGCGCAGGTCATCGAGTTCGCTGTCGCGGGACTCGCTATACGCCGTCAGGGACAACTGCATACGGGTACGCGCTTGCGAGAGGATGTCCCCCGCATCGCGTCCACGGCGGGACTGCGGCGTATTAGCGACCTGAGCCGCTCCCTTCATCCCTGTCGGGTCTTTAACCATTACTTGCCCTTCTTACCCTTGGCCGCAGCGCGGCGCTTAACGGAATAGGCGATGGCAACAGCCTGCTTCTGCGGCTTGCCAGCCTTCATTTCCGCCTTGATGTTCTTACGGAAAGCACCTTTGCTTGCCGACTTGACTAAGGGCATTAGCCCATCCGTCCACGCGGCTTAACGACTGGGGTCGGACGAAACGCAACCGTCGTGCGGATCATGTCCTCGTTTACCCGGCGCGGAGCGCGGGGAGCAGGCGCACGGGGCTTCTGCATCCGAGAATTGGTGATCATGTCGCCAATAGTGGCACCGGGTGACACGCCTACAGGGCCGTACTTCATAACTATTTCCTCTTTTTGGCCGTTTTGGCCGATTGACGGAACGCTTTAGCAGTCGGAGCGCCTTTGGCACCCACTTTTCGCATTTTTTCGCCAGAACCGGCAGCAATACGCTCCCGTTTAGCGTGAATGTTAGCGTACAAGCCCTTTTTAGCAGCCATTAGTTGCACTTCTATCGTCTGAGTGAGGCCTTAGCGCGTTCGGCAGGGCCTTTGGCCTTGGCAACGACGCCTTTCATACGCGCACAGAACGACTTTTTGCGTCCTGCGTCTGCTTTAGTCTTAGGACTAGGCGCAGGAGCCTTCAGTTTGCTGCCCGTGGCACGGTTGTACTTTGCTCGACCCTTGGCGGTCAGGCCAGCGCCCTTAGAAACGGACTGCTTTTCGCCGCGACCAACGGAGAGCGATACGGACTTCTTAGCCACTCAAGCACCCATCCACGACGAGAGCATCTCGCCGCGTCCTGAAAACCTACGCTCGATTTTAACTCTTGACTCCCGACTTGCAACAGGGTACGCGAAAGTAACCGCTAAAGCATCTGCTGCGTCAGGGGAGGCCAGCCCTCTAGCCTTCATGTCTTTCTTGGCTTCTAGGGCTATGGCACCCGAGGAGTTAGTCTTGTACTGCGGGCTACAGAGGTCGGACTTCAGCAATCGTTCGTTCGGGATCGAGGCGGTACGCAACCACTGGCGCATATCACCCCACATCTCGGCACGCTTGTTCTGCCACATCGCAGGCTTTGACGACTTCCAGCCAAAGTTGACGCCACGCACCTTGTACCGTTGTTCTTTCAAGCGATCCAAGATGCCGTAGCCGAGGCCGCCTTCGTCAAGGACAACGAGCGCTGGGCGGAACTCTTCGATTGCGTCGATTACTCGCCCAACAATCTCCATTGTATCTTCGCCTTTATATCTCTTAATCGCGACAATATCGCGTCCTTGGCGCGCGACAATGACCGTGGAATCATTGCCACTTCTAGCCGGATCAACGCCCAGTACAATCGGAGCAGTTTCATCCTGGTACTTAGGGCGAGACGCCGCTTCGTCCACCAAACTCGGAGGGATGAACTGGTCGTCTCCATCGGCGGGGAACTGTCCATACACTTCGATTCGGGCTTGCGGGGAGTCCGCGCCGTACTCTTCGATGATTTGCTCGTAGACCGCTTTGTCGGTGTCTTCGACTTGCCGGGCGTCGATGCTTTGCGTCGTCCAGAAGTTCCTTTTCGCGTTGAAGCACTCATAGAAATAGCCCTCGTTTCGGCGTGGGTTGCTAAACGCAAACCAGAAACGGTTTGGCGTGTTCTCAGTAAAGAAGCCTTGGGCAACGTCCCAAATCTTGTCTGGGATACCAGAACTTTCATCGAATATCAGCATGACGCCATCAGAGTTGTGCAGACCCGCGTAGGCGTCTGGGTTCTCTTCTGACCACAACCGGCCTTCAATAGACCAATAGCGCGTGCCTTTTCGCAGGTCACGCTCTACCAGTTCTGACATCCATTTAGCCGGGGTTACGCGAGTAGCAGAAATCTCAAACCAATGGCTGTTCATGGACATTGCCAGCCACTTGGTAATTTCCGACCACGTAATCGAGCGCAACTGCGCTTCAGAGTTAGCCGAAACGATGACACTACCGCCAATGCGGGTAGATAGCATCCAGATAACAAGCCAACTAACCAAGGCAGATTTGCCGATACCGCGACCTGACGCCACGGCCATTCGCATAACCCGAAAGTCCACCTGCCCGTTGTTAGCGTCAATATGCTCTTTAATCTGACGCAGAACGTCCCGCTGCCAGCGCCGAGGTCCAGCATGATGCTCTAGGGGCGTGCCTTTTTTGCCCCAAGGAAAAACAAATCGCACAAACGCTTCGGGATTGTTGGCGATGTCTTTAGCCCATAGGCGCGACATCAACGCCATTTCTTCGTCGGCGGTGTAGATCGTCGTTTGCATTAGGCGGCCATCTGCCTTTTGGCTGTTTGATAAGCGTCAGAGGCTAACTCAGGCGTAGCAAAAAGTCCTAAATGGCGGTTCTTGCGGTTGACCTGAATTTGCGCCGCCCACTTACCAGATGAGTGCTTGGAGACGCCAATATACCCGCTAGTGTTGTTTCGGTACTGCCCTTTGTTCTGCATGTTGCCAAGTTGGTCAACTTCGCGCAGGTTGGCGATGCGGTTATCGGTCTTAATGCGGTTGATATGGTCTATAGCCGGTTCCGGCCAGCGACCATGCGTATACAGCCACGCCAGCCGGTGTGCCTTATAAGCAAAACCGTCTACCTTGATGTGGATATAGCCGCGTGCGTGTACGCAGCCTGCGTGGTCGCCGGGGGTCACTTGGCTAAACCTGCTGCATGGCTTGAGCCATGTAAAGACGCCGGTTGCCGGATCATAGTGCAGCAACTCTCTCAGGCGTTCTTGCGTTAGAATCTTCGTAGCCATAATCAGCCTCTCTCGAAGGTTGGTTGGTCAGAAGCCTCGATCCGCTGGAACGGTT